GCTGCGAAGATTGCATCGAGCGTCGGTGTTAACCCTGTCGAACTTTCTCCTTCCGATAAATCTGACGAACCCGTAAAAGCAGTGAATCACCTTGAAGTGTTCCTAGCTATGGAGATGGGTGCAGAGCGATCGGCTTACTTCGCAAAGCACAAGAACGAAATCATTCGTTCAATTTAATTTTCTCACTAACTCATTAACAAACTAACTATATAAAATACCGTGGCTAATTCCATTGTTTCTTCACCAGCCGTACTTGCAGAATCGGTCATTGCATCGATTCGCGGCAAGCTCCCAATGCTCAAGTCTTTCTCCAGTGTTTTCAGCACTTTGGAAGGTACTGCCGGCAAATCCGTATTCGTTCCTCTCGTTGGAGTTTCTACCGCATCAGAATTTGGTGCTGGCGGATATCTCACTCAAGACGACGCCACCTTAACTGGTGCGACAGTAACCCTGAAACACTTCAAAGTGTCCAGCCGTTTCAGCCCTCTCGACGTTAAGTCCTACGGCGCTCAATACCTCGTTAACGCATTCACTCCTACCGCAGCTAATGCGATCTCGGAAGCCTGCTTAGCCGAAGTTGCAGCTTTAATCCTTAACGCTAACTACTCCAGCAATGCTGTAACTGGTGCTTCTCTCTCCTACGCTGAAGTCGTAACCGCTAAAGGCGTACTCGATGCAGCTAAGGCCAGCGACACTCGCGCCTTAATCTTAAACGCTACCTACGCTAACAACCTTTTAACCGACGCTCAAATTGCAGCTGCCTTTGCTTTAGGCGCTAGCGTAATTCAAAGCGGAAAAATTGGACAAGTAGGCGGAATGGAAGTCTTCCAATTCACCTCCTTGCCTACGAATAGCGAAAATCTCGCAGGCTTCGCTTGTGGTTCTGACGCTATCGCAGTTGCCTCTGGTCTGCCTATGGCCGAAATCCCAGGCTTTGAATCAGCAGTAGCAATCGACGCTGACACTGGTCTCGGTATCCAAATCTTGATGGGTCAAGAGCAGTCTGGTTACTACAACGTAACCGCAACCCTGCTCTTCGGTGCAGCTAAAGGTCGCGCTACTTCCCTCACTCGCTTACTCACTGCCTAATCCGCAGTCGTAAAGACGAGAAGAACCCCCTTCGTAAATGTTGGGGGTTTTTTGTTGCCTGACACTTTACCCGTCATCGCCATCAAAACGCCTCTGAGGGCTTCCTAGACACCTTTATGACCCCATTTCCAAGACCGACAATAGTATGAGTATCTACGCAGACTTCGCCCAAGACGCTAAAGATATGCTGGCAGACTTCGGTGTGACTGGCTCAATCCCTTCTGGCCCGACATTTCTCTGCATGATTTCAGACCCTGTATTAACTCAGGTACTCGAGGCGGGTGGGTATTGTGACCGTACTCAATTCTCAGTCAAGGTAACGGCTACCACTACGGCTTGGACTGCAAGCGATGGTCGCGTAGGGGCTTCAGCTGCATTACTTTCCTCGGGCCTGCCTATCGCGTCCCTGGCTATCGGTAAGAAAATAACGGCTGGTGGCAAATCTGTCCGCATTACTTCGCAGACTTATAAGCCCGGCTCGGCGTGGATCATACTCGTCGTAATCGACGATAACCAGTAATGATATCAGTATCGGTCAAGATTGACCCAAAGTCTTTTGAAGAATTTCAGAAGGCCTGTGAAGATTTTGCTAAAGGCTTGGGTGTCGATACGCACGACGTAGCAATTCGTCAGGCACATTTAATCTGCATGGATGCTATGAACTTTACCCCCCCTATGTTAAAATCTGGTGGTGGTGGTTTGAGCGACGAAGCAAGAATGATGGGCGAAGGTGCAGTAAAAGCAGACATTAACTCTATCGCAGTTAGCGCGAACAAACGCTCAGCTGCATTTATGATGTATCGCAAACTTGGTGAAGCTGCATTCCGTAATGACAGAGGTTACTTTGACCGCGTAATGAATAACTCATCTTCGGCATTAAAGACTGTTCGCAATAGCATCATGATTAAAATCGCCAATGACCCTGATCACGAGCGTGCATTTAAGAAAGCCCGCAATCTCTTTGCCCGAGCCGTTCCAGGTCAAAAAACTTCTGATAGTTTATACGATAAGTTTTATACCGACATAAAAGAACCGCATGAAAAGATGAAGACAAAGTATCACGGAAGAAAAATTAGAGAGAAACTAAAATCTAATTGGATGAATAAATATATCACAGATTATCAGTACGTCATAACTAATGAATACGAACGCAGTAAAAAAAGTGTCGGTGCATTAAAGGCAGGCTGGGCAAAGGCAAAACAACGCATACCTAAAATGAAAGGTCGAAACGTACCGAAGCCTGGAGGTTCAGTAAATAAATGGATTCTCCGCCACTCTGCTCCAACTGGAATTTTAGACTACAGTTATAGCGACACGAATTTGAAAATTTCAATTATTAATACTATTGGAAATAATAACAATGTTGCATCTACAGCCGGCACTAAGAACATTGTGTATGGTAATCGCGTAAAGCAGATGCCTGCAGAACTCGAACACGTCCTCGCAGCTCAAGCCGAAAAATTTAACAAAAAATCTAAATAACAATGGGAACTAAATCTATACGACACATCGTCGAACAAGTCTTAAAGACTTATCTATCCACGGAGACAGGTCTCGCGGGTGTCAGCCTTTACACAGGCGACTCTGCGGACATCATGACCCTGCCTAAACTTGTCATCCTTTGCGAGTCTGCCCGCACTCCATCGGACTTACCTGAGGGCTTAGGAAACTATTCCTGCTCCGTCCGTATGACGCTTTTTTCCAACGCCGATGACACGACCCTCACCGATCACCGCGCGCGATGTGCTGGCCTGACTGGTGCGATGTCCGTCGATAGTCTCCAAAGCATTAAAACGGCCTTCACTAATTCAGGGGACGCTACCTGTTACGATGTCACCCCTCAGAACGAAGACGAAGGGGTAGACGAACGCTCTTGGGCTACGGTTTTCTCGTACGATGTCATAGTCGTTTTACCCGCCTAATCGCCTCGTTGCCAATTTCCTTAATTATATATGGCATCCGTAAATAAAGGAACTACTTGTCTCTATGGTGTCGCAGGCACTGTTACGAATTTATTCGTTCAAAGCTACTCGGTATCTTCTTCGTTTAATAACGAGGACATGGTACAAGACGAAAGCGGTCTCACTAAGACCTGTCGCTATGATGACCGTAAATCGGAAATCACCGTTGAAGGCATTGTCAAAACTTCTGGTATGCCTGTGCTTGGTGCTTCATTCAGTTTCACATTAAACGCTGACACGGCTTATCCAACAGGTAGCCCCTCAGTTTCATTTGCTGGTTGGATTACGAAGGTCGACGAAAAGGGTGGTAACAAAGAATTTGTTAAAGTGTCCGTCACCGCAGTTGACTACGAAGGCGTAGCCCCGTAATTTGACGCGGTGGACAACCGCTTCTTATTTGCATTTACTGACCCGGGAGAGTTAAAACTTCTGGGTCGTTTTGTGTACCCGTTTTGCATCAAGTATCGGATCCGACTGCTGGCTATCAACTCCCCGCTAGTAAATACGCATAGGGACATCGAGCCTTTAGACCTAGTCTTAGCCGTTCAGATTTGCTCTGAGAGGACGTTTGGTGACTTAACCTGGCTCGACCATTGGTACTTGGCTAAACTCAAGCGCAACAAAGATTTCTTTCGTAAGACTGTTTTCTCATTCACGACTTACGCGCATCAAAGTATCTGGCCTAAATTCTGGGAGAAGACGGACAAGGAAGGCGGATCTAAAGACGGCGGGGTCGGGTGGCCTCTTATGGTCGTGGCTAACTTAATCAGTAACGGCATCACGGAGGACAGGGCGTGGAATATGCCGGAGTGTCAGGCCATTTGGTTGTCTACCGCGTTCATTAAAATCAAGGGCGGAGAAGTTAATGTGCTGACTACGGAAGAGGAAGAATTTATGGAGCAGGAACGCAAGGCTAAGGCAGAGGAGAAGGCGGAAGTCGACAAGGGCGTTGCCGAAAAGTCATAGGTATAAGACAACATCATGGCACAATCTTTAGAATTTGGAGTCGTCGGTAAATCTAATGCTTCTCAGGTGATGGGACAGGCAGGGAAAGAAGCGGACAAGTTGGCTAATAAACTAAAGAATGCATTTGATATTAAAGGTGCTTTAACTGGTGCATTTATCGGTGCGTTCGGTGCAGCTGCATTACTTGATAAGGCAATCAATACAATTACTGATAGTTTTAAAGAAATGGGTGATATTGCTGATATGGCTGGAAAAGCAGGAATCAGTGGAGCAGAATTTGATAAATTAAGTGTAGCAGCTAAAGCGGCAGGTGTATCTACTTCAGTATTAAGTAAATCAATTCGTGAACTTCGATTCTTTATGAAGGACGCGTTAAATGATACCGATAAAATGTCAAAGTTAACTAAGAATTTAGGATTTGCAGAAGAAGATGTTAGAGCTGGAAAAGTAACATCAATAGATTTATTTCAACGTGTAGCCCAAGCCATTGCCACACAGGAAAACGATACTAGAAAACTCGCCATCGCTACGGCTTTCTTCGGCGATAAAGTGGCCAATGATATGCTACCTGTTCTTGAAGCAATAGGTAAAAACCCTGATATATTTAAAGGCTTAGTTACTGCAAGTGAAGAAGCTTATCAAAAGATTGATGAATTAGATGATAAATTTGCAAAACTTGAGCATAATATGAAGAGGTCTTTAATGATAGGAACAGTGGCCGTTGCTGATCATGTAGAAAAAAGAAAAAATTTATTTGCAGATTTATTCAGTTGGGTTTTAGAACATGGACCTAATGCATACGTTCGTGAAAAATTGGGTATAGGTAATCCATTTAAAGACGAAGCATCAGCGCCTGCACAAGCAAAAGTTAGCAAGGCAAACGCAGATGCTATTGCAGATGCAAGTCAGAAGAATGTCAAAGGCGACAACACCATTGCCAACTCCCTCGGTGCTTCAATGGGCAACGGCCCTACTTCCGGTGTGATCGGTGTCGGCAACAATG